CTTGTTAAAAAATTATACTGAAAATGATTATCTTCTTCTTACAGGTGATCCTGCGATAATTGGTGTTGCATGTTCTATAGTTTCTGACATAACAAATGGTAAATATAATTTACTAAAGTGGGATAAACAAGAAAGAACTTATTATCCTATAACAATTAACTTATACGAGAAAGGTAATACAGATGAGTAACTTACAAAAGATGTTCATAGAGGATGCACCTCAACAAGTGAACGATTTAAAAAATCCAGACTCTTTGTCTAATCATGTTATTGATTTACAAAGATTAGAGGATGAAATTAAAAAAGATGAAGAAAGGTTGTCTGCTAAAAAGGCAGAGGCAGATAAACTATCTCAACAAGTAATACCAGAAATAATGGAGTCTATGAACTTGAAAACTATGAAGTTAAAAGATGGCTCTGCTATTGAGGTAAAAGAAATTTTTAGCGCCACTATTCCTGTAGCGAAAAAAGAGGGCGCATTTAACTGGCTTCGAAAAAACGGTCATGGTGATTTGATTAAAAATGAAATCATAGTTTCCTTTGGTCGTAACGAAGATAACAAGGCGCGTGAATACGCTAACCTTGCCGAGAGTAATGGGTATCAACCTGAGCAAAAACTTAAGGTGGAGCCCATGACTCTCAAAGCGTTGTACAGAGAGCAGGTCGAAAAAAATCTAGATCTACCCTCTGAACATTTTAACTTGTTTAAAGGAAACAAAACAAAAATAACGAGGAGCAAATAAATATGACACAAGAAACAAGAGACGTTGTGAAAAAGCAAAGTGGTCAAGTAGCGACTTTGGACTTTGTTAAAGACTCAGGCATGGGGCTTGAGAATATAGACAAAGAAGATTTGGCGCTACCTTTTTTGAAGCTGTTACAATCAGGTTCATATGAGACTAAAAAGAAACATGCGAAATATGTGGATGGCGCAGAGCCTGGTATGTTTTATAATACAGTTACAAAGAAACTGTATGATGGTGAAAAAGGTATAGAAGTTGTACCTGTTTACTACAAGATGACATACCCTGAGTGGGCACCTTTTGAAAAAGCAGAGGGTAGACCTATTCATCCAGATAGAGGGCCAGAGATCATGTCACAAACAAAGCAAAATGATAGAAACAAGGACATGTTAGAGAATGGTAATGAAATTATCAAAACTGCTAACCACTTTGTAATCATTTTAGGTGATAAGCCAGAAAAAGCTTTGATGACTATGAAGACTACTCAGTTAAAAACTAGTAGGCAATGGAACTCCCTGATAGAAAACGAGTTTGAAAACGATCCTTCTACTGGAAAGTCGGTGCCTGCACCAAGATTTTCTAGGATTTATAGATTAAACTCAGTTGAAAACTCAGGAAGTTTCTCTTGGCATGGATATAGCGTAAATCTATTAAGAAAGGTAGATAACGCACCACTCTATCAAATGGCTAGAGAGTTCTATAGTTCATTAAAAAAGAGCCAACTTAACGCTGAGAGTTCTTCACAGGACTCTAACTACTAATTCTTTCTTAAGAGAAAGATAGGGGTGACAAAGGGAGACTGGAGTCACCCCACCCGGGATCTTATGGTTGATGATTTTATAGAACTGTTTACAGGATACCAAGGTGATTTTGGTATAGCGGACATGTCATCGGCACAGTTAGATGAAGAGAAAAACAAACTTAAACCTAACTACGAGTGGGCAGGTCGACCAATCACACAAGGTGACTACAAAGATCACATACAAGGTAAGATATCCATAGGTATACAACCATGCAGACTAGATAAAACAGCAAGCTTTGGCTGCATAGATATTGATCCAAAAAATTATTCTACATTTAAAATAGAAAACTATTTAGCATTATTTCAACAGTACAAACTACCTTTGATACCGTTGTTATCAAAGAGCGGTGGATTACATTGTTATTTATTTTTAAAAGAACCAATACCAGCGATAGATTTAATATCAGCACTAAAATCTTTTCTACTACCTCTTGGGCTAGATCCCACGACAGAGGTTTTTCCTAAACAGAAAGAACTAAAGGAAGACGACAAAGGCGACACAAAACCAGGCAACTTTATAAACTTACCCTACTACAACAACGGACACACACATCGATACGCTGTAGACAAAGACAACAATAAACTAGATCTACAAAAATTTATAGAGTTTGCTAATCAAAATAAAATAGGCAAAGATGATTTAGAAAAATTAGTAACAGAGACATACAAGAATATATTAGTTGGAACTAGTGAGGAGTTTGAAGATGGTCCACCATGTTTAGCGTTATGTTCAAAAAGAAAGTTAGACGATGGTAGAGATAGGTTCATGTACAATTACATGGTCTTTGCTAAAAAGAAATACAAAGACAAATGGCCAGATCATGTTGCAAAAGCAAACTATAATTATTTAGAAGACCCATGGGATAAAGCTAAGTTAGATACTAAGCTAACTGCATGGAAGAAAGATACAGCAGGTCATACGTGTTACGAAGATCCAATACAAAGCAAATGCATGCGTAGTCTTTGTTACTCTAGACCGTTTGGCGTTAAATCTGATAGTATCAGTATGTTTCCTGACATCACAGACTTTGAGATCATTATGTATGCAGAGCCTGAGTACAGGTTTAATGTGGCATTGCCAGATGGCACAAAGGCTGGAGTGATAGCAGGTAACAGGCGACTGATAACAAAGCAGACAGAACTATTGGATTTGATATGGGAGCAAACTGGTATTTATCATGAACCATTAAAAGCAAAAGACTTTAGAGCAAAGCTAACAGAGATTAGAAAGAACTCAGTTAAGATATCACCGCCAGCAGGGACACAGATAGAGGATAGATTAAGAGAAGAGTTGTTTCAATATTGTGTTAATGGGCCAAGAGCTAAACAAAGAGTGCAGATCAATAGTGGGTCTTGTCTTACAGAAGAGGGCTATCATTACTTTAGGTTTAACTCTTTTATAGATCATTTGGGTTCTAGTTGGAAAATACCAGAAGAAAGAATAGCACAAAAATTAAAAGATAAATGTGATGTAGAGTTTAATCACTCACTAAATGTGGATGGTAAGACTTTTAAAGTATGCAGAGTCAAGCAACTGCATGTAGATAAAATAGAATACAAACCAGTAGAAAGAAAAGGAGATAACTATTAGTGAGATACAAAGTTGTAGGCCCTCCGGGAACTGGTAAAACTAGAAGACTGTTAAATAATGTGCAGAGATACTCTGATATTGGAACACCTTTGAATAGAATAGGGTACTTTGCATTTACAAGAAAAGCTGCTGGGGAGGCAAGAGATAGATTCTTAAAAATAAAAACAGAGCTTACCAAGAAAGATATAAAATATTTTCAAACATTACACTCTTTGGCTTTTAATACTTTAGGTTTAAAAGAAGAAAACGTCATGCAAGAGTTAAACTATAAAAAAATAGGTGAGACATGTGGCATACAGATAAAGTACGCATCATACGAAACAAACAATTGGAATGGTATTTTTTCATCTGATAGTGAGTATTTAAGCATGATTAATCTTGCAAGAGTAAGGCAGATATCCGCCATGGATCAATTAGATAGAAACGAACATTTATCTAGAATAGAAAGAGATAAATTAGATGCGATAGAAAAAGAAATAAATAATTATAAAAAAACATACGGTCTTATAGACTTTACTGACATGATACAAAAATTTTTAGACCAAGATGTTACACCAAAGTTTGATGTTATATTTATAGATGAGGCGCAAGATCTGTCATTAATACAATGGTCTATGATAGATAAAATAGAGAGAGATACTAACTGCGATGTGTGGGTTGCAGGTGATGATGATCAAGCCATATTTGGTTGGGCGGGCGCTGATGTAGATTCTTTCATTAATTGGGAGGCAGAAGAGATACCACTAAAACAATCAAAAAGAGTGCCAATAACCATACAGGAAAAAGCATTAAATGTCATTGACAGAATACAAGATAATAGGATTGACAAAGAATATTTTCCAAAGTCAGAAACTGGAGAAATTTTTGAAAGATATAAACTGTCTGACATAGATTTATCAAAAGAGGATTGGTTAATACTAACAAGAACAAAGTCATTGTTAAAACCAGTAATTACTTTTTTAAAAAAGAAAGGTTTCTTTTTTTGCACAGCGCAAGGTAATAGCATAGGTAAAAGTTTGTATGAAGACATACAAAACTGGCATTTAATACAAAAGAAAAAACATGTAGCTGACATACATGTGCAGAGAATAAAAGAAAGAATAAATGGGACAATGAACATATCTTTAAAATGGTATGATGCGTTTAATAAATTAACCGATAGTCAAATTACTTACATGAGATTGTTATTATTAAACAATGAAAATGTTACCGAAGATCCAAGAATCACGGTATCAACAATACATGGGGCTAAAGGTGGTGAGGCTACGAACGTAGTTTTATTTTTAAACGAAACAGCTAACACGATCAAAGGTGCTAAAAGATCCATAGCTAAAAGAGACGAGGAGTATAGAGTTTGGTATGTGGGTATCACACGGTCTGCAAAAAATTTATATTTAATAAAATCACAAAACAAATCTAAGGAGTTTAAATTATGAGTGCATATGAAAAACAAATAGCGGGTGGACACTACATTAGTTTTAAAATACAGCCCTCGAAGTTTATAAATGACAACAAGTTGCTTTTTGCGGAGGGCAATGCTATAAAATACATATGCAGACACCCGCACAAAGGGAAGAAGGATGACATACTGAAAGCCATACATTATTTAGAAATGATAATTGAAAGAGATTATAAATGATATTTAAAGCACAGACCGAGTGGCTTAAACCCACAGAGTTTCCAGACTTAAGATTTTGTGAGGAGATTGCAATCGATTTAGAAACACACGACCCAGACTTAAAAACTATGGGGTCTGGTTCTGTAATTGGTAAAGGTAAGGTCGTAGGTATTGCAGTTGCAACAGAGGGTTATTCTGGATACTTTCCATTCGATCATGAGGGTGGTGGTAATCTAGAAAAAAGTAAAGTAATTCAATGGTTTACGGACATTTGTAAAACTACCTCTACAAAAATATTTCACAACGCCATGTACGATGTGTGTTGGATTAGGGCCATGGGCATACCAATTAACGGAACTATAATTGATACCATGATTGCAGCATCACTCGTAAACGAAAATAGGTTTAGATATGATCTTGGATCACTTGGTTGGGACTATTTAAGTCAAGGTAAAAATGAAACAGAACTAAACAACGCTGCAAAAGAATGGGGCATAGATCCAAAAGCCGACATGTGGAAACTACCTGCGATGTATGTGGGTAATTACGCTGAACGTGATGCAGAGTTAACGTATGGACTGTGGAAGATAATGCAAAAAGAAATAATGGATCAAGATTTAAATTCTATTTTTGATTTAGAAACAGATCTTTTTCCTTGTTTGGTAGACATGCGTTTTTTAGGAGTGAGAGTAGATGTTCAAAAAGCTCACACAATGAAGCAACAATTAGCATCAGAAGAAAAAGAACTCCTGCAAAAAGTAAAAACAGAGACAGGAGTAGATACTCAAATATGGGCAGCAAGATCGATAGCCAAAGTGTTCGATAAACTAAACTTACCTTATGAAAGAACTTTAAAAACACAAGCACCATCCTTTACAAAAAATTTCTTGTCTACACATAAACATCCTTTAGTAAAATGCATATCAAAAGCCAGAGAAATAAACAAGGCACATACGACATTCATAGATACAATTATAAAACACGAACACAAAGGTAGAATACATGCAGATATAAATCAGATTAGATCTGATACAGGAGGCACAGTAACTGGTAGATTTAGTTACTCTAATCCAAACCTACAACAAATTCCTGCTCGCAACAAAGACTTAGGGCCATTGATCAGATCCCTCTTTATTCCTGAATCTGGTTGTGAGTGGGGATGCTTTGACTACAATCAGCAAGAGCCTAGATTAGTAGTTCACTATGCATCCCTAGATCAAGATACAAGCGTCTTCGGTGTTAAGGACTCTTACCTACAAGACGATGCAGACTTTCACACAATCGTTGCGAAGATGGCTGACATACCCAGAACTCAAGCAAAAACAATTAATCTTGGATTATTTTATGGCATGGGTAAAGCAAAGCTACAAGCAGAGTTAGGTGTATCAAAAGAAAAAGCTGAAGAGCTGTTTACTGTTTATCATGAAAGAGTTCCGTTTGTTAAAACTTTAATGAACTCTGTATCTAACAGAGCGCAATCT